TTGTTCCTCTCACCAATCTAGATAAGGATCCAGGAGATCCTTGTGCATTAGATTGGTAAACTGCTGCAAATACTTGCGCTCCTCTTAACTTGTTTGGCGCGTTCTGCAGATACCCATACATGCGACCAAATAGAGATGCCGTTGCGTAATTAACACCAGACGTTCGTCCTCCAGTTCCTGCGGTTGATGGCATTGTGATATACTATATAAATACTTTAATATTTAGCAATTTTATTAATCAAAATCTTTGTTATACATTTAGCATAAATAAATAATTGTTTTTTGCCAACAAATTTAATTTTTATATTTAGATAATATATAAATGGCTACTACATTATCCGCACGCAGACACTATCGTCGTCAAGTTAAAGGCTCTCATTGCCGGGGAAAAGTTAGAAATGCATGCCACAACTTGAGAAAGACATGCAAGTATACCAAGGCCGGAAAGAGAAAATCTTATTGCCGCAAGAAAGGCATTAGCCGCAGAAAGCGCACATACAAGGATGCGCTTTTAGGACGCAGAAAATAAACAATAATTAAATTAATCAATTAATTATTAATTAATCAAATCTGATTATTTATTTTATTTTATATTATATTTTATATTTTTTTGTTAATATAATATATAAAATGGCTACCACATTATCCGCCCGCAGACACTATCGCAAGCAAGTAAAAAGTTCCGCCTGTCGCGGAAAAGTTAAGAACAGCTGCCGCAAAGCCCCCAGCTGCCGCCTTACCAAGTCCGGCAAGAGAAAGTCTTATTGCCGCAAGCGCCACGTCAGTCGCAGACATGGGCATTCTGGCCACAATTTGAGACGCAAGCGAAGCCGATCTCAACGAGCCAAGTCCAACATGTTTGAGAATTTAGGATCTTCTTCTTAAAGATCTTTTTATGTATCTTAAATAAGTATTTTATTTATTACAGAATAGTAAATAAAATATAATATAAGTTCCCTTCGGGAGTTGAACCCGAGACCTTTTTCTTACAAGGAAAATATTCTAACCAACTGAACTAAAGGAACATGCAACCAATGATAGACATTTCTACCACATATTAATATATACCATCTCTTTAAGTTATTTTTTCGATAATATATATTATTTAAAATATATTATTGAAATTATATAATTATTTAATTTCTCTTCGGATCAAAAGTTCAAAATTTGACCCACTAGGTCCGCATATTTTCTCATCTGCTCTGGCAATATATGCATATTCGAACTTATTTACACCTGTATCAGAGCACCTATAAATCACTCGTGTGCATTGATTGTTCGCATACGACATAGGTTCACTTTGTAAATAATGCTTACAATCGATGCATTTCTTAACAGGAATTGTTGTCTTCAGTTGATTAAAAAAGCGAATAAAAGTCATATTATTATATTATAAATATTGCAAATATCATTTAAATTGTTTTATAAATACATTCTAGAACTCGATGGCCTTTAATGCAGTCAATGCATCTTCTGGCAACTTTTCCGGAAATCTAACGTCGAATATGATCTGCAAATTTCCTGTGTGACCGTCCCGTGTTAAACCCATATTTGGAATAATTTTTTGATATCCATGACTTATAATGTTTCCTGAATTATTTGTTATCGTATACACCTTTCCTGTTATATATTTTAACTCGAACGAAAAGCCACACAAAGCCTCTTTTACAGTGATCGACTTATTCAAGATCAAATCTAAACCACTGCGAGTAAATTCGGTATTATTTTCAATCTTGATAAAGATCTTGATATCTCCTTTGTTAGTTTCGCTAAGAATATTTCCCTTGTCTTTTAGCAAAATGATTTCTCCATCATCGATGCCTTTTGGCACAGTCACATAAAGCGTCTCCTTTTCAAACACCTTTAATCCGTTTTCAATCAAAAATCGTTCAATATCTACGGGAATGGTAGTTCCAGTTAAAATCTTATCAATTGGCACATTCACGTTTTTTACTATTGGAGCGGGTTTTTGCTGAGCAAAGGCAGGAGGAAAACCAAATGCTTGACCAAAAGGTTGTCCGTGGCCTTGTCCGTGCCCTTGTCCGTGCATTTGAACTGGTCGCCCATTCTGAAACACTCTTACATTCGGCCCTAGTCCGCTCATAAATTGGATGTCTGGACCTAGACCTCCTCCGCCCATAAATGGCATCCCAAATAGACTTGAAAATAATTCATCCACTGGATGCATGCTTTGGCCCATGCTTTGGCCCATGCTTTGACCCATCATCTTTAAAAAAGGATTATTTTGCATCATGTCATACTCTTTTTTCTTTTCTGCATCTCCTAGAACTTCATATGCTTCGCTAATCTTCTGGAACTTTTCAGTTGACTCCGAACTATTTCCATTCTTGTCTGGGTGATATAACATCGATAGCTTTCTATACGCCTTCTTAATTTCGTCCGCCGTCGCCGTTTCTGGAACATCTAGAACACTATAAAAAGAAGTCGAATTTGAATTCATATATTAATATTATTCAAGATAAACTTAAATACTTATCAACGTATATATTTATATTTATATTAATGAATAGTCCTCTTTTTTTAAACAAATATCAGCCAACTCGGTTCAGTGACTTTGAAACAGACAGCGAAATGATAGACATACTTAATACTCTCATCAACATTAACAATCTTAATATATTATTTATTGGCGACATTGGCTGCGGCAAAACAGCCTTTCTTAATGCAGTTATTCGCGAATATTATGCAACACTAGAACCATCTGCATATGATGACAATATTTTGCACATTAATAGTTTGAAAGAGCAAGGCATCAATTACTATCGAAATGACGTCAAAACATTCTGCCAGACGTGCTCATCCGTAAAAGGCAAGAAAAAAATCATTGTCTTAGATGACATTGACTTAATCAATGAACAAAGCCAGCAGGTTTTTCGAAATTGCATCGACAAATACAGTCACAATGTTCATTTTATTTCTAGCTGCAGCAATTCACAAAAAGTCATCGAGTCGCTTCAGTCTAGACTTATAATCATTAAAATTAAACCATTGCAAAGATCTAATCTTACAACAATTATGCACAAAATAAAAATGAAAGAAAATATCATTATTGACGATGATGCCGAGCAATTTACACTTAATGTTTGCAATAATACCGCTAAAATATTAATCAATTACATGGAAAAATTCAAACTGCTAAATCAACCAATCACTTTTGAACTTGCCAACAATATTTGCACTAATATTAGCTTTCAAATTTTTAATGAATATACGACACATATTATAAACAACCAGTTAACTCCGGCTATTCATGTTTTATACAATCTTCACGACAAAGGCTACTCTGTTATGGATATTTTAGATAATTACTTTCTTTTTGTCAAAATAACCGATTTGCTAACCGAACAACAAAAATACAATGTAATTCCTATTATTTGCAAATACATTACCGTATTTCATAACATACATGAAGACGAAATAGAATTAGCATTATTTTCGAATAATATGAATGCAATCATGAATGCAACTACATTGTGTTAGAAAATCAGTTATGTTAACAAAAAAATAAAGCAATTATTTAGACCATTTATAATATAACTAACAAAATTTTAATTGTTAGTTATATGGCATAAGTTTTTTATTATTTTATATCGTTATAAAAATAATGACATCTCAATCTCAAATATTTAAAAATAAAATTCCAACCGAAATACTGTTTGCATTGCTTACAGACATTGCAGTCAAAACCGATAAATGTTTCATTATTAATAATAATTCTTATAAAAAGGGGATCTTTAATGAAAAAATTCCTCAATTTTTTGAAGAATGTAAACCATATTATCATATTTCTAAACGCAAATATTTAGAACGAAAATTAAATTATAATGCCTTCATTACCATTTTACGACAAATATGTAATTTCAATAAGATCACATATACATCTCAAATTAAATACGATAAATCAAATTATGATATCATATATTACGTATACTTTTAACACTAACAAAAATTGTATACCTTCTTTAACACATGCATCATTTCTCGAAATTTCTTCTTGTTCAAATTCATCTGATCATATGCCGCTAACTGATATGAAATCCCCATGTTCTCTTCCATAAAAAAATAGTCGACCCCTTCCAAATCAAAAGGCATATTATTGTAATTAAATAATGTATAACTAATGCTTGCCTCTTTCCCTATTATGAATTTGAAAAAATTATACATGTATTTTGACTTATCTGTTCTGAAAAAATATGGTTCAAAATTCAAGCTATCACTATGTCTTTTTCCATACACCACATACGACTGTTGCTCTCCATCATAAGACACAAACAATCGGCTCAAAATTTTATCATAGTCATCTTCGCATCTCTCCTCAATGCATAGCGTTAAAAAACTATCGGTTTGCGTCATAATTACTTCTTATATATTATAATCAAATTGCATTTAAATCGTTTTTTTATTATATATAAAATCGATTTAAACATTCCCGTAGTATAATACTATTATACCATGTCTATTAATATTCACGATGGAATGATTACACAATTATTTACCAATTCTTATATTTCCGCGGGTGATATAAATAATGTATATAATTATTCTATTTGCACTAAAATCCTTGATTTCGATGCAAATAATATATTAACATTATCGCGTGATTACGACTCTTACCTCCCACAATATCTTGTTATTCATTTATACCCTAATCAAAATCAGCACCTAATCGCATCTGAATATATTCATAATGTTTGCAGTCTTTTTAATAAGATGCGCATTGTTATGCAAGTTTCCGGCCAAACAGTCTTGCAATTGCCTCTTTCATTGCTATATGAACTAAAACCTGCTGAATTGCACAATAACAAAATATATATTAAAATACCATTTGAAGCCATTTTTAACAAAATTAATGTTATTGGTTTGCATTATTCGAATGTCACCATCTCTATTCAAGATTTTGTTGAAATTAATAATTATGCCAATGAATTTAGTCTTGTAACTAAAGTATACATTCACGACTCTGTAGAACGTAACACTATGACAGGTGCTGAAATTCGCTCTTTTATTCAACAAATCGGAACATTGTATGTAGCAAATCATGATTTTAATCATACAAATACAAATACAAATGCAAATGCAAATAATGGCAGAACATTCCAAATTAGAACCGACATATTAAATGGACCAACCAAAGGGTTTTTAATTCAATGCAACATTCAAGATCTTACTTCTATCAAGTTTTACATTAATAATTTATTGCGATTTGATTACGATCCATTCTTAATTTTGAGCGCATGTGTAAAAATTTCTGAAAATTTACTGTATTTTCCTTTTAATGATTTTCCCGATTTTATGGAAAGAGGATCCAATACTTTTGCCGGATCCATCAATTTATCTCGGCTTGAAAATTCTACATTATGTCTTCAATTTTCCAGAGATCAACCCAAAGTCGTTATTCACAATATATATTTTAATTATTTTCGCCAATCTAGAGGATTAGGCGGGCTACACGTCGATTATAGACCAGCTTTTATTGCAAATACTATCGCAGATCATCCAATTTTACCTATTATTGGAACCTTGGCTAATACTAGTTTGCTCGATATGTCTGGCAATTACATTCACTATAATCTTTCACCAATCACTTCATTTAATAGTCAGATAGGAGGAACTGGAACATTTAGACAAAATCAAACTGGACTAACTGGGCCTCCTGGACTTGCATCTAATTATACTATTCCAAATGGTAACACATTATACCGTATAATAAACACAGATCGCAACACATGCAATATTACACATGAAGATATTGCATCAAATCAACGCTATATGACTTGTTCTGGCTGTGGAAATAACTTTATCGAATCAGCTATTAAACAATGGTTAAGACAACGCACAGGACATTTAAGAACTTGTCCCACATGCAGAGAAGTTTGGACCAATTTTAATGTGTATATTAATCAAAATGAAGAAGTCCTTTATTCAATGCCAGAATAAATATTTAATAAATAAATATTATAATTAATGGATATAAATTTCAACTCATGTTTTTATTCTAGTTTTATTTTTTTGATAAATGTTTCGATTGCAGTTTATTATGGTTACTATTTATATGCCGGTTTATTTTTAGCACTTGTAATCACCTCATTATTTCATCATTCTTATTATAGTTCACTAACAAATATTTTAGACAAGATTACAATATATGCAATTGTATTTTATGGTGGATATCTTTTTTATAGAAAACTAACAGACTACATTTACAATGATAAATTAATGAAAACTAAAGAATATATTTTGTCATTTTTTATTGTACTTACATTTTTATCTAATATTGTTTTTTACTATTATGGTTATTATTATAATTGTTTATGCTTTTGCGATGACCAAACCTGTGCGAATGCTTATCATTCTTTAATGCATTGCATCGGATCTTTTGGACATTGTTGCATTGTTTTTCTATAAAATTAATATTAATATTAATATTAATATTAATATTAATATTAACATTTACATTTTAAGTTTATTAATGCATAAGTTTATAGATTTTAATTATATAATGAACAACATAAAGGAAAATGAAGGTGAAGGTGAAGAAGAAAGAGACAATATTAAATATCTTATATTAAATAATAAACCAATAGAAGACAAATTACATGTTATCGCAGTTGTTTCTAATCCTTGCAATTTTAAAATAAGATACAAATTAATGGATGAATTCATTGAAAGAATGGAAAAAGAACCAGACGTTATATTATATATCGTAGAATTGGTTTACTGTAATCAACCATTTGAAATAACTTCTGCCGACAATAAACGGCATTTACAACTTCGAG